AGTACATCTGATCCTACAGCAGAGCTCCTAATAAAAGAGGGACGAGTCATACGAGACAAGTATCTTAAACAAGAGTAGTTCTCTACTTAGGTTCGGAATATACAGCCACACCCCTCTCTTTTAAAAAGTAGTGGGCGTGGTAAGAGTATGGAGTTAGTATTTTTGGAAAATTTTTAATAAACTTAGGGTTGTTCTGGTGGACAGTTTCGACAGCTTTATTATAAATCTTTACATAACAATCATATGTAGCTTCTTCATGCTGGGCAAGAGAATCTTCAAAATCTTTCACTCGTGATTTGTATACATCCATATCGGGTACAGCTGGGGACACTTTAGTCCAGTAAATCATATCAGTGATCGAATTAAGATCCAAGGGGGCGCGGATAAATCGCGGTGCAGCAGCATCACGTAAGAATCTTCGTTTGAGGTATGTTATTTGAAAGATGTTTTCGAATTCAAAGTCGACGTGCTCTCGCTTCTGTGAATCAGTATATGTGATTCCAATGTTCTTAAAATAATTCACAAACTTCTGAAAGTTAATGTATCGTCTTAGAATAGCAGCTAGTGCAATAGCATGATCATCTCCATAAACAGCGATTTCCATATTATCGATGAGAAATTGGGGCGTGATCTTTTCGCCAGTTTGGGTTTCAAAGTCTTGTTGTTCCAACATATCCACTACAGCAGCTAGTATATAGAACCAGTTACAAAGTGAGTTTAAAGGAGCGGTAACGGGCACACCGGAAGGCATTCCGCTGCGTTTTCGCACCAAAGTGTTTAGAACCAAGATGTCAGTGTGAATAAAGGAAATAGCTAAAGCCATACGGGCATTCTGATTTTCTTCAGAGTCTCCATACCATTGATTTATGGCACGGACACACTTCAGAATAACATCAGCCATAAGCTTGCCATCCCAGTTAGCGTAATCACCTGCAATTATAGAATCCTCTCCAAACTTTGTTAATCGTTGAAAGAGTGAAGTCCAATCCAAGGAAGTTGGGTTTATGCCTACACTAATCGGCTCTTCCACGCAATGTTGTTGCATGGCTCCCATAAACACACCAAAATATTTGCGAGTTAAAAGAGAAATCTCGAGCGGCAAACATTCAAATGTTCGAACCTTTGCATTCTTAATTTTCTTCTCACTTACGAGTTCATCTTTCATATTCTCGTATGCAAAATAAGTGGGGATTATTCCTTGCGTTATGTTTTTATCAACTTCAGTATAACGATCCATGAAGTATGAGGAAAGTAGTTTGCCCTGAAACATTGGGCCATTTTGATCTGTGTTAAGTACGTAATGTGCTTGTTTGCCGGTTCGATATGCATCATTCTCGTCCTTTAAAAGGGCGCTTTTTCCTTTAGCGCCTCGCGTCAACTTGACGTAAGGAAAACCAACACTTGTTTTTACATCAATGCCAATCATAAAACCGGGAATACCATTTAAAGTTTCAGCAAAAGTCAATAATCTCTTAGTTACATTCTTAGGTTGGATCGTTGAAAGCACTGTACAAATTGTAAGAAATGCTACCTCAGCAGCATGTATGGGAAATGTATGTGGAGCATCATTATATTTATTAAGTGCAATAGACATAGGCTTAATTCCAGCAGCTCGCACTTCTTCATCAACACGCGGATCTTCTAAGGAGAACGTTGGTGTTGCTCTCTTAGTTGTGAAGAAAGGTTCATCCTCCATTTCAAGCTCATTTGTTATCATAGATTTCTTAATGCGGGATTTGGCAGCTGGGACAGATGAAAATGCATTGGGCACGAGACCCCAAGCTGGGAGATGTTGTCCATTTTGGATCTTCTTCTTCTCCTCAATCTCACTTTCAATCTCAGTCATAATAAATGGAGTCATATGATCATAAGACTCTTTATGGAAAACAACTGGGTCCATTTGATCTAGTAAATCTTCCACCATTTCACGAGTTACAATCTGGGCCATGCATCTCTTGCTGTTACCGGCAACATGAATGCCACACAAAATCCCATCAACTGTATTATTGTTAAGTAGAATTCCAGCACCACAATCGCCTTTAGCAGTTGGAAGATGATATGTTAAACCACGCGCAATGAACCTCTCAAAAGTATTTCCTTGTTCATCTTTATCTTCTATAACGCGCCTCTGAATATCAATCGTAGCATGCGTAAGCTCTGAATGCAAACCTCGTTGCAACACAATTGGAGCATTACTATCTAGCATACTTATACAGCTTTCTCTAATCAAAGTATGAACAATATCTTTAAATTGGTTAATCGAGTTGGGTAATCGTAAAATCGCCCAATCTGAAGTACCAAGTTCACCACCTTTATGAAGCATCCCAGGTTCCATTCGTACATTAACATCGCGTGAACCATGGCGCAAAGTAAATTCTGCTCCATAAGGGACTGAAGAAAGGAAGTGTTGAGGGACCAAAATGTCAGTATTTCTCAATGCAATTCCATAAACTGCTGGTGCTTCACCTGATGCTGGTGTGTGAAATGTGACAGTATTCCGCATAACAGCTAATCGCTTTGCTGAAAAGTTCTCGTCCACACCTTGAGGACACATTAAGTCAACTAAATCACGAGAAGATCGGGTTTTTATCCCATTGGCCTCAAAGAGAGATTGTACTGTCATTGCCATTTTCTTTGCTGTTGTGGCACTTCCATCATAAACAATACCTTCTGGTGTAATACGCACTTGTTTATTTGTTTTTATCGATCCATCATAAACTAAAGCCTGTGCGACAATGGTTTGCTCTTTTTCAATCTGAACAGCCACTTGTGATATGGCCTCCAGTAACTGACCTCGATAAGCCTCAGGAGCTGAATTAATAAATTGATCCAATGTTTTTGCATCATAATTCAAACGAGGTACCAAAATTTTCGATGCTCGGGTAAAATTCTTTACAACTTGAAAAAGTTTGATTGCTAAAAATATCCCAGAAAGCGTTAAAAGTCCATTAACAGCAAGATCTATCCTTTCACCAATCGTATCCCATTTAAAATAATCTGAAAGCGATTGGGGTTCAAGAGGTTCAGCCCAACCTTGCACAATATCATAATCTTGTGTGGCAAAATTGTTGTTATAAAAATCTTTACTATTCATATATACAGTGGCGGAATGTGCAGTCCGTCCGGTTCGATCTTGAATTGGCATTAAGTTTCGAATATCTCGATATGCATCAGTAACGCACTGCAGTCCTTGGTTACGGTCGTCCCATTTAAAAGCACGTTCTTGTCGTCTAAAAGCTTCCCAATGCCTTGAAATTCCAGAATGATCTGGTAGTTGGTCATAAACCATACGAGGAGGGAGCAATAGGCCCAGTTCGACAGCATCGTCAAACATACACCTTTGTTCATGAGTCAAGTTCTCAAAAGGCACGTCCGAATTAAAAACCTCCCATTGCATTGATGCAGTTGAGAATGTTCGGGTTGCATTACAATATGTATATTCATCAAAGAATTCGCTATGTGGAAACCAATTAACAGGGACATTAAAATCTTGAGAAGCACAACACAATGCCTTACTATAATAAAAATATTTTAACTCTTTTTGGTCAATTGTAGGTCTAATATCATAGAGAGGTATGCGAATTCCAAAATTCTCGCTAGGGCTCTCCATGTCAAGAAAGTCAGGATCTTTTCTAAATGTGACTCCCTGAGGTGCCAAAGCTTGAAGACTCTTAAGTTCTCGTGCAATTTCCATAACAGTTCTCTTCTTTGTTTTCTCAAAATCATCCATCTCGGCAGCAGATGGGGGCACAACACTATCAAAGACCTCAAAATCCCATCCATCTTCAACATCTGGTCTTATCGGGGGAGGGAGGTCCATTCGAGTTAATAAATCTTTGGGGAGTGTTGATGCTCCAACCAATTTCTCCTGCTCATCTAAATGTGATTTAAAATTTTCGGAACAAAGTTTGACCATTTCCGTGAAAGTAAGAACATTGCCCATAAAATCACCTGTTATAGGATTTTTCCGCACGAAACGACATCTGTCATTTTCAGGATCAATTCGACCATCTGTGCCTGGATTCAACTTAGTTAAAAAGACAAGATGTCTCCTCCTCAGCATTGCTTCCGAATTATTAATCTCACAAGCAGACGGTTTTTCACAGTTAGATGACAAAAGTACCAGCTTTATTGCATCAGCAGTCATTCCTTTGGAGTTCAAATCTGCTTTAGGAATAATCATGGAAACACAAGACACTAAGGAGATAAAACGAGTATATTCTGATTCTCCGGGTGTTGATCCACGCGTCATGAAGGCGTCATCAATAACCAAACCAACTTCGCCTCTATAGCCATCCCAATATTTATTGACTCCAGTCATAGTGGAAACATTTGTATTTTCCATAACACGACCACAACCCTCCTCAGTCAGAAGAAAGTTGGTAACTGGTGTCATAACCGTAGATTTTCCACAGCCTGGTTCTCCTACAAGTTGAACAACAAAAGGCACCTGGCGCATTTGGCCACCTAGACCTACAAACCGTTGCATATTCTCAGATAGGATTTTGGTTAATTGAGTAATTTTAGATATTATATGTTGCCTTAAAAGGGGATCAGCTTTGCTGCCTCTTGAACCAGTGAATTGAATTAAACGATAACGAGCATCACCTAATTTACGCTTATAATGCTTATCCATCATATGGGTATCGAACAACATTGGATCTAAGAGGGATTCAACTTCAGCCATAAAGGTATTGGAGATTCCAATTTCCTTACAAATCGAGCTGGTGTCCACTAAAGTTTTACCTTTATACTCACACAAAACAGTTTTTAAGGAATCGAAAATCCAAGTGACTAAATTCATACTATTCTCAGCCAATTGTTTTATGCCTTGCGTTGCACGTCCAATTTCGCCAAAACTTTTAACATTTTTAAGCAACGCTGGAGTTGCAATCACAGTTTGACCTATTATAGCAGTTCCCATAAGGGAAACAACTCCTGCAATCATGGGCAAATAATCTCCAATTAGCAAATCTTCTGGTCGAAATGCCTGAGGTTGTAAACCTTCATAATCCCCTTCTAAAAGTTGCGCGGGGAGAAAAGGCTCTTCACGGACAATTATATCCTGAGCGGCAGAAATGATTTGTTCGGCAGTTATCAATATGAAAGATGATAAAGTAGAGAGTAAAAATTTTAAAATATCTAAAATAACAGTAGAAATAGTAGGTGTTTGTAAGGTCCAGCCTAAACCAGTCAAAGCTGCCATTGACAGAGCAGTGAGTTTAAACTTCTTGGAGTTAATCTCACGTCGTAGACGGCTCATAGCAGAGTAGGTAATCTCGATATTATTTGTGATGTGCATCGTTGTTGTTGTAGCCTCACGGAGAAAGTTGGCTAGAAGGCCTGGAAGATCCAGGGTTGATCGGAAAAATTCACGAATCCCTTCTGGTTGTAAATTTGCCTCTTTCTCATCTCGATTATCTTGACGGTTAGGTAAATGCTTGCGCTTATGTGTTCGTTTGCGCTTTGCCAAATATTTGGCCCTCGCTTCTAAAGCGGAATGAATTTTGTCAAAATCCTTCTTATGATTTTGGGCGATATAATTGCCATCATTAGAGGTGACAGACAGAGCGGAGAAAAGCTCGTCAAGTTCTTGATCTTTTGTAGAAGTTTGTTTGTTAAAATATGCCATGCTTACACACTGAAAAAGAGTCCTAACCTAGATTATCTAATCGTTAACACTTGGGCTTGTTAGCCTCTCTAGTGCCCGCTTATAACGGTACGGTTTTCTCTTCATTATCTGAAATTTTCTTATCTTCCACCACCAATCACAGTCCAAACACCCGAAGGCCGATGTCCTGCTAGGAAGCTTATACATAATATTATTCTTTAACCCGGCAAGGTCCCTGTAATAAATATAGTCAGGTAGGCTTTGATACTAAGCCTTAAGCCGTCTTACCAATAGACAGTAAGTAGCTATTACACGCAATATATCCTCGTAGCGCGAACTCATCTCTCTATTCAGAGTTCATTAGAGGCACTCTAAAGTCGTGCTCAGAAGGGTCTCTCGACCATGTAGAATTATGTAGGGGTTGCTATTAAAATCAAGGGTGGACTCACTAAAAAGCGTAATTGAAAGTCATCACCCGCCGAAACCAAAGCAGTGACGTTGAGAGTATTATCTGCAAAATCTGCAGTTGCATCTGTCTCAAACTGGGTAATAACAGAACCTGATCCATAGATTAAGTCATTAAAATTGCCCGTCGACTGAACTTGATTAACCAAAAACTGATTGTAGAAGGAATAGAAAGGGATCTCTACTTCTAAACCAGAGTCCTGTGCACAATTTTGTATATGATAGGGGTATGATTTACCTGCGCCCTGCAAAAAGCTATTTGCTGCAGTTCCTAACATAGGTGCACCCGCTGTTTTTCCTATTGCATTACAAATGGAAGCCCTCAGCGATTGGGTACGGTTTACATGGGGAATATACTTGTATCTAATCGATCCACTCCAAAACGTAAATAGCGATGAAATGAAAGTGAGGGGAATTTGTGCAGATTTCCGCGTAATTGAAATTAAAGAAGTCTCATTGTTTGCTGTTGTATAAAACAACGTGGATGAAGGTTCCCCCGCAAATGTCAATGACATCGGAGTGTAATTAGCATAACGTCTCGCAAAATCACGAACGTCAGCTATTTCTTCATTATAATGGCAAGCAAGAACTGTAACACCTGAGCCCTTAATTATAGAAGGTGGGCTAGAACGATCCTCTGATCTAAGAGGTAGCGCCTCCACAGACTGAGGGAACATCACATCTTCAGGGGGAGCTATAACAGGAATTTCAGTGTCACTAGGAAAATATACATCATCTCGAATCCTAGGAATTTCAAAAACAAAATCATCACCAGCAGAAACATAAACATTGAATGTGATATCACTGAGTACATTATTAGTAATAGCCAAAGGAGTATAAACATATAAAATTAGTGTTCCCAACGTGGTCTCATCATCTTCGCTAAGCGCTGCTGATAAGGGGTTCACTGTGTTCTTACGGGGAGTAGACGAAACAAATGGTATGTTAATTTCAAAAGTTTTATTCTCATGTAAATCAAACAAATATGAGGGATTATTAGTGGCATGAATCAAATCATCTGTGAAACCTATAGTTGCACTATTCGGCTCAAATACTGCTATAATACGACCTGTATGAAATTGCGTTGCTGCAAAATCAAAGCGGAAGTTTATAGAGCCGTGCCATTGTTCATAGGCCAAACTCATATATGACAAGAATGTTGGATTTAGTTGAGTATACCCAGTAACGGATGATATCGATGAATTACAAGCACCAGGATGAACTGATGTGGCGTACAAGGGAGTATATGCAGCATTTGTGGTAGACCAAGGGACTTGTGCGATCATCATTTTTGTTTTAATAATCTCTTTAATTGACATCTCTCCTTCATTTGCTGCGGAAAAATCCATTTTAGTATATCCACCTGTGGGAGTGGCTGCTAATCTAATAGATCCATCAACACCTTTCATATGTGGTAAAGGTGCTGCAGTGGAGAGGAAGTTTTGAGTTTTATTATCCAAAAGTGAGGGCTTATCCATACCAAACATTTTAAGACCTCCTTCCATGTTATCTTTTGCATTCTCCCATAAAGTATTTACATTTTCGCCAAGACCATTCCAGTTGCCAGTGAATAAATTCCAAAAGGCTGTCGGTAACGTCTTCCACGTACTTAATGTGGCGTCCATAAGTTGACGCACTCCGGATGAAGGTTTCTTCATTGCGGGAACCCGTTCTAATAAGCGTGAGGTATCATTAGTAGTATTTACAGGGGTAGGTATGCTTTGAGGAACCAATGGAGGTTCGGAAAGTAATTGAATAGTATGAGGCATCATTGGTATATGCAACTGTACCTCTTCACAGGATAACATGACTTGTACCTGTAGGGAAGGCGTCACGCCTGTGGAAGCTCCAAGTTGGTTCAAGACCATTAAATATATGGTGCCCATTTGTGGGGCACGTTCTTGAGAGTTAGTTGTCATATATGATAGCACATGTTCGAAAGGAATTTCAATGATTCCAGAATTTGAATAGCCAGCATCCAATATGACGTTGGGTTGACCAGTAGCCATATAGCGGTTCCTTACACGCTTCTTTAACAAAGTACCAGCAGGCACTGTTGTTTCCATGGGGTCATAAAAGGCTATCAATTTTCCTTGATGAAATTTAGTTGAATTAACAAGAAAGCGAAGACAAACTTTAGGCTTAAAGAAAGCATAAACTTGTAACATACGAGTATGAAAAGTATCTAAATTTGCAAAAATGGCGGGAATAGTAAAACTTCCAATTTCCGTACCAGAAAATTGTGTGTCATCCCATGTTAAAGTATCAACTAAAACAGGATGTTTTAAAATGTCTTCAGAAGTAAGTTTAGCTGCAGGCATATTGCACGCAGTTTGGGAAGAAATATTGCTAATAGGAGGTAAAATATAAGAATCTTCGGATTTTACTGTCCGTTGATTATCAAAAGTAAATTGTTGAACTTGAGTAGTTGATAACTCCTCAGTTAATTCTGTAGTTGTATTTGAGTTTTCAGCAATGCGATAATAAAATAGTGGTCGAAGCATTAATCGATCGACTAAGTTTCCAAAATAGATTTAGGGGGCTGCCCTCGGCTCTACATGATCTAAATAGATCGCCGGTGATACAATAAATTTAAGCAATGCTTCGATATAATTTGGAGTATAAAGAATTTGAACAAGATCAAAAATCTAAGGTGACTGTCTAAAAGACAAAACATAAAATAAACATAAAATTTAAGCTATATGTAAATTAAAATAATGTGAACTAAAATGAAATAATTTGATACACTAATTTTCAAGGGTTGTATGTAATACAGACTGTATTAGTACAATGAAATGAATGAATGTGAAACAAAAAGTATATAGTGTTGTTCGTGTATTTAAGTTTAAAGCAAAAAGCTTATATAATAAGCACTATTGTATGTTAATGAGCACTTTGCCAGTCGTCAAAAAAGGGTGTGTGATTGCACCTCTCTCATCATTCTCAACTTAATGAGTACTACTACCAGGCCATAACCTGCGTAGCAGCTGATGAAAGGGGTGTGGGGGCAC